AAAAAAAAAGCAATTTAACAAAAAATGTTCCATTTCTTGTTAAATTGCACTGCTTAAGGTTAATCTATGCATTTTATATATTTATTTCACGGTTTCATTGACGACAAGGAACCTGGGACTAAACTTAGAAAATCGTCTGTTGGTCGGTCTAATGCCCCACCAACACGATTTCTAGTTTAATCTGTCCCAGCTTATCGTCAATGAACTTTCGCGACATAAAACGTTCACCGACCCCTAAAAAGACGAATATTTCTTGTCCTAGAGAGTGTCACGTCGGCATTAAAAACCGAATATTTTTACACGTGTAAAAATATGATAAAATAGTCTTGCTATCTGCCCCAATAGTGAATAACTTGAAGGGAGGTATTATCTAATGGATATCTTGCTAGAGCTCTTGCTCAACATCGTGGCTAACGTTGTCGCTTACTTCGTTTGCAAGTGGTTAGATGATGAGCTTAACCGATAGCTAGCCCTACCCGTTAATCTCTTTTGAGAACGTAAAAAAAGCCCTCAGGAACGGCAATTCCTGGGGGCTTTGGTATATTCTAACGAATATCTTTGCTTGCTTATAGTATAACAGAACTTCTAAAAGTTGCAAATTATTTGATGAAATAGTTCCGTTTAATCTTATTCTTTTTCCGAAAACAAATTAACTTTATAATATATAAAACAATATTTTACTTGATTTTTCTGATTTAAAAACATAAAATGAAAACGGAAACATGTTTTAGATTAAAAAGGAGAAACCAATATGAAAATATCAAAATATGCCTGCCTAGCACTAACTTCATTACTTATCACTACAACAACATTGCCTTCTTTCACTACCACAATAAAAGCCAATGAGATATCTACTCAACACCACCAACAAAAGAACATCGTTTCAAAAGATGGTATCCGAATTTATTTAATCAACGGAAATATGTATGAATGGCCTGCTGATTCTCCTGATCCAACTCCTGAACAAATTACAGCTATGAAGCAAGAACGCGGAAAATGGAGTAAAGCTGCCAAACTGCTTTTAAAAAATTACAACAAACTTCCTGGTTGGGTCAAAGCTGGTCTCTCATACGGAGCTGCAAACTCTCTAGCTAAAACACTAGATACATTTTCAGGAACTCTCGAAGATGGTCTTACAATTGGATTGGAAATACTAGGTTTTAGCGGAGGAGTAGCAAGAACTTTTGCTCAAGCTATAGCTTGGTTCCTATTCTAAACCCAAAATAAGTCTTTCTTAAAGAAGACTTATTTTTTTAATTTCAATACAGACAAAATAACAAGTCCAACAAAAAAACTGCCAAATAATTTCAAAATCAAAATTAAAAAAGTCCAATTAGTTGAAGAAAAAAATATATTTAAAATTTTCGAAACTAAAGATATACTAATCAACCAAATAAAAATTTGCTTCCAAAACGAAACACCTTCGAACAAATTATCAAACTTCTTTTTCACCAAAACACCTCATCTATTTTAACAACCAACCGAGCATATTTCTTTTTTTCTAACATAAACAACCGCGCTATTTTACGAAATAATTTTGTTTCGTTGCGTTCCAGATCGCAACGATTTTAGTTCCGTCTGAAACCTCGTTGTCATCTGTTGTATGTACTAAATCACCATTTTCAGCATCATCTAGGGCTAGTTTCTTCTTGATTTCCTTAAATAGCCCGCCATAACCTAACTGCCGTTTTCGATACAGCCCGTTATACAAATCATCAACCACCTGGGCATTCTCAATACTTAGTTCAAATGGTTTCATTGGATATTTTGCCGTTTCAAGAATAGCACCATGAAGCCCTTTGCCCTGGTCCTTAACTGCCCTAATATCGACCATTGGCACATAATCAACCTTAAGAGATTTTGCCCATAATTCTGCCCATTCTTCTTGAGTTAAATAATTAGCTTTGCTATTAAAATAAGCCCCTCTAACAAACAATAGAACATGTATATGTGGGTGATAGTCTTTTCTATCTTCGTTGTAAGTAACCTCGATAGACCGAAGATAGCCCAGTAAATTTGCCTGTACTTTCTTCCGCTTAAAAAGTCTATCGAATGACTTCGTTAATTGCGTTAATGTGCCATTTAATTCAGAGCCTGGCACATTCTTTACTGTAAGGGTCAGAAACAAAAATCGACCTTTCGGAAATTGCTTCATAGCTTCATTGACTATGCAGGCTGTTTGATAAGAATATTTCATTGACCGCCTCCAGTTGCACATTTGACAGAGCTTATTTTTACAGAAATAAGCCTGATATAGTTTCAATCTTCCATCTGGTTGCTTATGAAATCGTAAAGCCTCTGCACATGATGAAACACGCTCGACCATGCTCGGCTTATAATCTAAATTCTGAAATACCTCAGACAATTTCAGACTAGCAATCTTGCGACCTCGCCAGTCTCTTTTTTTGCCCTTGGAATTCTTATCTATGAGTATTTGAGCTTGATTTTGAGTATGCTCCATGTTATAATTTACCTGTAATTACAAAAGATGAAAAGACCTTGTCCATCCAGTGAAACCTTTCTAAATAATTTTGATTGAACACCTAAATTATAACAAAAGCTTTCACAAATAACAAGGCTTTTTTTGTGCCTAAAAACTCAGTAATATCAAGGGTTTAGCCCTATTTTATAACTGATTTTTTCGCCGTGAGTTATTTCTATATGTATCAAGATAAGAAGAAAGCTCCTGCGGAGCTTTCTCAAAAGGGGCTTTCAGCCCCTTTTTTAGCTCTCTAACTCTTTTGTCATCTGTTCAATTTTGGCGTAGCTATCATAAAGTTCTCGAAGTCGTTTGGTCTGCACAAAGTTCTTCCGCCACAATCTCCGAAGTTTCATTTTTACTTCAGGGCGGTCGCAAACTGCATTATATTCTTCTGCATCAAATGCCTTGGTAAAGGTCCAACGACCTGCAAGAGTTCGGCAGTCTACAACCTCAAAAGTCTGTTCTCTAAGCTGTTTCACAACCCTAGTAAATACCTGGGATGTACCAACAATTTTAATGCGTTGTTTTCTCTGTTGGGTAATCTCTGCCAACAAGCCCTCTGGGAAGTTCTTCCAGCTGGCCGAGTTGTATTCGTTTTGGATTTCATCGATGGCAAAAATAACACCGTCTAGACCGTTGCGAACTGTAAAAATCTGTTTCCAGTCGGTCATGGGTAAAGTTTGATGAACATAACCAAAATTCGTACAGATAATGGCTTTAGGATATTTCTTCCGCATTCGCTCCAGGTACTCGGTCATTGCCATTGTTTTACCTGCTCCTTGCCTACCACAGTACAATGTTAGACCGTACTCTCTGAAATCTTGGCCATTCTTAATTCTTGAAAAAATGTCGTGAAATAGGTAACCGAAAAATATCAAGAATTTCAGCCAAAATGATTTATTTGATAGTGTTTCAAAGCGTTGTTCACCGCTCCTTTTTTTAATTTTCATATCTCCTCCAGAAAAGCGCTGCAGCTTGCCTGCAAGCATGCAGACGCTTTTTTCTTTGTCGTTTTTTTAATTCAAAATCGGTATGCGGTGAACAATCCAGTTGATACACTTAATAACAAATAAAGTCACATAAAAGCCTGAAATGACACCGATACATATAAATAAATCTGAAAATGGAATAATTACGGATGCCTCATATAACACTCCGTAAATGCTAGATACAGCTGATACAAATCCCTCAAAAAATGTTACTCGTGGAATTAGACCTATAAGCCATTCTAACAAGCCTACACACATACCTATAAGACCCTGTAACATCTTTAATCCTCCGAAACCTTGTAAAATTTACGCATGAAAAACAAAGCCGTCAGCAAGTAGAATATGCCACTAATGAAAGGCTTAGCCTTGACGGCAAAGGCCGTCATAGCACTACCAGACACAACTGCATGAGTGCCAAAACCTGGTAGAGTAATTCTAATATCATCAAATGCCGACTTATCGCCAAAACGATAATTAAAGGCTTGAATATTTGGGAATTTGCTATTGAATGCCAATCTTAAATTTTTAATCCTTGCATCTAACCAGGCCTGGTCAACTCCGAAAGCCCAAGTCAGAGCATCAGTCCAAGCCTTAGAAATTGCTCCAGGAATGGCTGTAATTGCTGTCCAGATGTCTGTCAGCCATTTAATCAAACTATCCCAAAATGCTTGCAAACCTGCTAGGATAGCCGCAGGAAGCCCTAAAATCGCATCTAAGAACTTTTTAAGCCACTCCCATAGTTTCGACAGCCAATCAAGCCCTGCAGGTGCTGTAGCCCCTGCAATAGCTCCTGTACTTGTTATAGTTCCATCTCTCACCTTTGCTAAATCATTTACTTGCTGATCTGTTAAGGTGTAGTCGGAAATAGCACCTATATTTGTCAAAGTTGCTCCAGTTACATCTGCCAAATTGTCAAATGTGACTGTTGTAGATGTAGCTGGGAAAGCAGTGTTTATATACTGTTCTATCTGTGGTGTAGAAATCGCTGTCTGCATCATATTTCCTGTACTTATCTCCTCTCTAACTTTCCCTATATTCAATTCTGGTATCGATACATCTGTTATAGTCACTGGTGCATCTGAAGCTATTGCTGTCGCGAATTTAGTAACATGGTCTTTTGAACCAACAAAGTCTTCAACCTCACTAGCAGTTAAAGTCAAAATCAGTCCTGTTAAATTACCTGAGTTATCTCTTATTTCTTTTTGGGTTCCCATGTTAATCAAATCAAAATAAGCGACTTTAGCAGTTGTTGGTTCAAAAGAAGTGATAACTGTAATAGAACTTAAAACATACTGATTTACTCCTGTATAGTCACTATTCAATGCGTTCCATTTTGATTGTTCTGCATTACTTAAAAATATATTTGAACTATCATAAATTCCATTCACCACATTCTCCGAATAAGGAAAATCATGATCCATATATTCCAAATAATCAATCGCATCTAATCTATCTGGAGTATCCAAACGACCAATATTTACTACTGTCCCCCCAGAATAATCAACGGATTTATAATATTTTGAAATAGTTGGACCGGTTCGACCATAGACTTCTAAAGCGGCTTTTTTAAAATTATTATCAATCCGAATAGCTGTACCCGAAACAAAATCTGTATAAGCATATCCAGCTGCTTCTAATTCTAATGCGACCTGGTTCCCAAATGCTGCTATATCATCCCAATTTGTAACCATCAGACCCAATATTAAAACCGCTGCTAATCCAATTACTAAAATAGGCAAGGCAGATGCGGCGGCTGCTCCTGTTCCTGCTAATGCTATTGCTCCACCGCCTAAAGTCATAACATCAGCCTTTACTTTCTGTGTATTGTAATAACTACTAAAAACAAGCAACAAAACACAAAATAATAATTGGCATTTTTTTAACATTCTTTTCATTCATGTTCTCCTAAACAAAAAAGGGTACAAGCTAAAACAAGTACCCTTTTTCCGAAAATCATTAAAAGAATTTTTTGATAACTTTCGGAACTGCTGAAACACCGAGCGACAACGCCAAGATAGATAAACCAGCTGGAACAATAGCTGTAATGTTGTTTGTGACTGCTTGTACGACTGGTTGGATAAGTTCTGATGTAATCATGTGATTACCTCCTATAAAATTTTTTTAATTTAGGTGTTTAACGTCTCCTCAGACAAGTATTAAATAAATTCTTTTAGGAGATTATGGAGAAATAAGATAATGAGGATAGCAGGTATAAAAAGTAATCCGTAACTATTGATTACAGAAGTCTGTAATTTCATTCCTTCGTAATCTTTAGAAATTGTAGTCACTAGTTTTTGAACTTGTTTCGTTGTTTCTGAGGTTTTCAATTCGGAATAGCTAGAATTTAATTTTTCAAGTTCTTTCAGAATGGCATCATCTGAGGAAGGTGGTTGCTCCTGGATAACTTTTGTAAGATTTTCCAAGGCTGTCAGGCTTTTCTCTTCAGTAGTCTGCTCCCCTCGCTCAATTCTTGCCTGTTCTTCAGCTTGTTTTTGCTTTTCGGTATCAATACGAGCAATTTCAGCTTTTTCTAGTCGTTCATTTATCTTTTTAAGTTGGCTCTCAATGTTTTCATTCTGTTTTATTTGTCGGTCCATTTTTTCCAGGAGAGCCTTGTTATAGCCGACAAAATCTTCACTAGACACCCCATTCATAAAATTACGCAGCCTTTTCTAAGTCAACTGGCTGAATGTTTTCAAAGTGATCAAACTTAATACGTTTTGTAGCAATATTTAACTGCATGTGCATTTCTGCAACAGCTGGGAAACTTGCTCCCGCGTATGCTGCAAACTGCGCTTGAGTCAGACTATACTTAACTGGCAATAATCCAACTTGATTTGTTGGGTCTTCATTTGTCAAAGGTAACACCCACAAAGAAACCCCTGCAACTTGATTACCTGTTTTTTCATCGGTAAAATCATAGGGACGAGCTCCAAGAATTAAAACATCATTTTTCATTTTTTACCTCCTTGTGTTTTTTCCTGGTCAATTAATCTATTCGCAAGAAAATTAAATTTGCTA